CGGCGCCCGGGTCGAGCTCCCACGACCAGCAGCGGGCCACGGTGTCGGCGCCCTGCGGGTGGCGGGGCGAGCGTTCGACGGCGAGGTGGATGGTGTCGCCGAGCCCCCAGTCCCGGCCGAGCCGGGGTGAGCGGGAGGCGACCGCGTCGAGCGTCCATACCTGGCCGCCCTGCGCCATGAGCGCCAGCGACTGCGCGGCGTGCGCCTCCAGCTGGTCGGGGTCCGTTACGCCCGTCGCGGGGGTGAACCGGTACTCCCAGCGCGGCCAGCCGGAATTGATCAGGGCGGTCGCCTCGTGCGGACTGGAGGTGAGCCGGGAACTGCCCTCGCCCTCGCCGCGGGCTACGACGACCGTGGCGCCCTTTCCGTCCTCGTAGGACTCGGTCAGGGTGTACGTCGCGACGCAGCCCGGGAAGTCGAACGTCACGGTCGTGGCGGTCTGGACACCGATCTTCGGGCGGACGCGCAGGGGGAACTGGAAGCCTGTGTGGCCGGCGTTCCAGACGACGTCGATCGCCCACTCGGGGCCGCCGTCCAGGCCCATGACCTCCTGCAGACAGGACAAGATCGTCTTGTCGTCGCCGTTCTGCGTTGTGTAGTCCATGACCACGCCGGTGCTGGGGGCGTCGATGACGATCGGCGGCCCGCTGGTCAGGGCAGGCGTGACCAGCGCGGAGATGACCGCGGCCTGGTCGGTGCCGATGAGGGTCTGCGTTCCCGGGTACCGGCCGTTGAGGTAGCGCTCCAGGGTGGCCGCGCCGAGCTGCACGCTCTGCGCGCTCCCGGCCTCCCTGGTCAGGACCACCCCGCCCCACACAGGGGTGTCGGTGGCGGTGTCGACGGCGACCAGCAGGCTGCTGCCCGGCACGGTCGCCTCGTCCCAGTTGGTGGCGGCGCCGTTCAGGTTGAGCTCGAACTGCAGCGTGGTCGAATCTCCCAGCTTCCTCGCCAGCGCACCGCTGGGCTTGAGGGAGGGGAGGTCTTCGACGATGCCGCCCGATCCGAGGTCGCAGCCGTACCAGGCGAGTTGGTAGGGCGTCTCTGTCATCAGACGGACTCGTAGGAGCCGGTGATGCGGACCTGGGTGGTGCTGGTCATGGTCTCCGGCACGCCCTGGCTGTGGAAGGCGAGTCGGCAGTCGCCCGACGAGGGCGGGAAGAATGTGGAAATGCTCGTCGCGGTCGGCGAGATGACGGTCTGTCCTGCCCACCGGTTCGTGCCGAGCAGCTGGGCGCTTCCGATCATGCTGGCGCCGAGGTTGGCGGCCGCGAAGGGCGGCAGAGTCCAGTTGTAGTTGCCGGACCCGAAGGTGGTGGTCGACCCGCAGGTGAGGTTGATGTGGAAGATCACCTGGCGGCCGATCTTCTGGTAGCGGCCGGCCAGCGTCCCGTTCCCGGGATTCGGGTTGGTGACGGAGCCGGTCCACACCGGCGTGTAAGGCGTCCAGAGGCCCGGCACCTTGTAGTAGGTATCCCAGGACGATCCGTTCCAGCGCAGCAGGTCGGTGCCGTTGTCGTAGAACTGGCCGATGTACGGGCTGGACGGCGCGGTCGACGACGGGAGGATCCCGCCCGGGGCCACGGTGTTGGGGCGGACCGCGGTCGACACGGAGGCGGTGCCGCCGTTCGACACGGACAGCACGCTGATCGTGGCCAGCGGCATGTAGATCTGCGTGCCCGCCGGAGTCGGCGCGACCGGGGAGGCGGACGGGGTGCCCGCCAGGTAGACGATGTCCCCCTTGGCCAGGCCGGACGCGTCGACCGAGTTGTCCCACACCCTCAGATAGACCAAGTCCACCCTGTTCAGGGTGGCGTGGGCTGCCGTGTACGTACCCGGCGACACCGTGGACGGGAACGCCACCCGGTACACGCCCTGGCCGCTGTAGGCGACCGCGGCCACGCCAGCCGAGCAGTTGATCGTCGTACCGGCCAGCGTGACCGTCAGGCCCGGGTCGCCGGGACGGACGCCCGAACGGGAGCCGAGCGCGGTCCCGTCGGTCATGACCGACAGGGCCTCGACGTTGCGGGCCTCCAGACCCGAGAAGGTCAGCGAGTCGATCGCCCATACGTCTACCGGCATAACTGCCTCCTCACATCCAGGCCGAGCGCCACGTGGCGGTCAGCATCGGGAGCGCGCTATAGGTCGAGCTCTGGAACTGGTAGTTGACGGCCGAGCCGGCCGGGATGGTCGGCCAGCCGGACGCAACGGTCATGAATCGGCGCCTGCTCACGCCACCGTTGAGAATCACGGTGTGCGCGTCGGTGTCGATGACGAGGGCATCGCCGCTGGCCAGGTCCAGCGAGTAGACGAGCTGCCGCACCGAGCCGTCCGGGTAGAGGGCGGAGACCACGGGCGCCACGACGGGTCCGGCGATCGTCAGGACGGGCCGGGTGTCCATGGAGCCGGAGTTCGTGGCGTTGATCTGCCCAGACACGGTCGTCGCCGAGAACGCGAGCGGGAACGCGGCCGGGAACACGAGGCCGCCGGTTGTGGTGGGCAGGCCCGTCGTCCCGGATTGCAGGGTGGTGCTGTAGCGGCGCGGGTCGGCGGCCGTCACCATCACGGACCACGTGGCGGTGCGGTCGGTGACGTACTCGGTCAGCACTTTCCCGGACCGGCGCACCGTCGCTTGCTTGGGCGTGGCCTCCCACACCGTCAGCGTCGTGTCCGTCAGGGCCGCCGCCGCGTACAGCTGGTCCAGCGCGCCGTCGAGAGTCGGCCGGTCCGGCGCCTCAACGGTCCCCTTCAGCGTGATCGGCCGGGACCCGAGGTAGACGGGCGAGGCCCAGGAGCCGTGGTCCGCCTCCCGGTCCTGCAGCTCGGCCCGCACCTCCGGGCTGTCCCACCCCTCCACACCTTGCAGGAACCAGGCCACCCCCGACGTATCGACCGCGCCGAGGCGCAGCGTGCCGAGGGTGGCCTGTCGGCCGTCGATGTCCGTGCCCGGAATGTAGGCCACTCGCGCCTCCCCTCAGCCGACGAACGTCATGTGCCGGGCAACGTCCATCGCCTGCTCGGCGGTGGTCTGCTTGGCGCCGTACAGGTTCACCGTGATCTGTCGGGTGACCTCCCTGGCGACGGCTGCCGCGGATGTGGAGCTGCCCGCGTACCGTCCGGCTGGGGTGAGCTGGTAGCCCATCGCGGACGCCGTCTTGGCGAGCAGTGCCCGGGAGCGGGCCGAGCCGTTCCATGGGATCCACGACTCGCGGTCTCCGGCCTCGCCGCCGAGGACCATCGTGGGCCTGGAGAGGATCCCGCCAGCCGCCATGGCCTTTCCGCCCTGAGCGACCCACTGCCTTACGAACGTCGCCTTGTTCGGGGCGGGCAGCGCGGAGATCTGCGCGGTCATCTTCGGCACCAGGGCCTTGATGGTCGCGGTGTCCAGCCCGGCCGCGATCAGGTCCGCATAGCCGCGGCCTGGTCCGCCCCGCAGGGTGGACAGCAGGGTCAGGCTGTTCAGTAGATCGTCGCCGGTCAGCGTGTTCTGTGCCTTGCCGGCGGCGCTGTTCGCCGTGGCCGCCTGCTTCTTGTCGCCGGCGGCCTGGTGGGCGAGCGTCATCGCGTTGGAGTCGCCCTGCGCGGCGAGTGCTTGGGCGAGGTCCCCGAACCCGTTCGCGGCGAGGGTCTGCAGGTCCTTGGCGAACTGCTGGGAGTCCTTGGTGCTGGCGCCCAGCTGCTTGGTGAAGTCCGCCAGCGTGGCCTTGGCGAGCTCACCGGTCTTCTGCAGCTTGTCCGTGATCGACTTGAACTGCTTGTTGCTCGCGCCGGCGAGGGCGTTGACGAGGCTGTAGCCCTCCTCGCCCATCCCCTCCAGCATGGCCTGCAGTTCCTTGCCGCCACGCTTGCCGATCTTGTTGAGGCTGCCGCGCCACTTCTCCGTCGCGGCCACGCTCCTGTCGAGCTGCGCCTCGTAGGCCTTGAGGTTGAAGGAGGTGGGCGCCTTGCTGCCGTTCTTCAACCCGAGGGCCTTGTCGGCTGCGTTGACGTCCGCCCGCTCGTCGCGGACCTTCTTGTCGGACGCCTTCTTTGCCGTCCGCGCCTTGTCCACGCGGGACTCGGCGGCCCGCAGCTGAGCCGCGGTGTGGTGCCCCTTCCGGACCCTCGAGAGGTTCTTCTCGGCGTCCTTCAGAGCGTCGGCCTTCTTCTTGGCGTCCTTCACCGCAGTGTTGAGGTCGTCCCACGCCTTCTTCAGGTTCTCGATGCCCTTGTCGTACCGGCCCTTCGCGTCCGACGGGCCGCCGAGCACTGCCTGACTGGCCGGGGCGTAAGTGAAGCCGCCCAGCAAGCCACCGGAGGCGTACCGCTGGGCATTGAGCCGGTCGAACATGGCCACGCCGTACTTGCGGACCGCATCCGCCTTGATGACGTACTCGCCGTTCGAGACCAGCGCAGGGATACTGTCCGACGTCCCCGTGCCAGGGCCGACGACCCGCCCACCGAACGGGATGTACTGGATCTCTCCGCCATCCGCGTAGCCGCGGACCCGGCCGCCCCGGCGGTAGTTGCCGCCCTCATGGAAGACGGTCCCCTTGTCCGTGTGGGTGGTCACGATGTTGATCGGGACGGTCTTGCCCTGCATGCCGTTGATGTAGCTCTGGATCGAGGAGATCGCAGCCTTCGGGGTGCCGGTCGGGATGGTGATCGAGACGCTCTTGCCCTTCGTCGTCTTAATCTTGAATCCCAGGGACTCCAGGGCGGTGCGCGCGTCCTTGGTTAGCGCGGACATCGTGAACGTCCGCCCCTTGGTGCCACGGATCTTCGACTGCACTGCCGTCAGGTCCGACATGGCCTCCGCGGTCTTCGCGTCCACCTTCGTGGACACCGACGGGGGCAGCTTCAGGTACGCGGCGGCGAGCCGGTCGACCGCGTCCTTCGAGAAGCCCTTCGCGAGCATGTCCTTCTTCAGCAGGTCGATGTCCTTCGAGAGGACGGCCTGCCCTGCCTCCTGGCTGTTCTTCTCCTCGGAGACCGCCTGAGCGTGCTCCATGGCAGCCTTCGCCGCATCGAGGAACGCCGACTTGACCTTGCGGCCCTTGTCGGTGGTGACGTCCAGCGAGTGGCCGTTGTCCTTCACCGCGCTGTTGAGGTCCGCCAGGCTCTGCCGGAAGCTGATCTCTCCCTCGGCGGAGTCGATGGCCACCCCGTTGAGGGTCTTCAACGCGTCCGACAGTTTCTCCGCCTCGGACCGCTGGTCCTGCATCTCGTCAGCCGTGATGCCGGCTTCCTTGCCCAGCTTGGCCTGCGCGTCCGCCGACAGCTTCGTCTGCGTGTCAGCGGAGGTCAGCGCATCGGCATAGCCCGGCAGCAGGGTACGGAGCTTGTCCGTGGATGTACCGTTCGCCTCGGCTTCCTTGGCCATCTTCGCGAACGCCTGCGCTGCCACGTCCGGGGCGCCGCCCTCGACCAGGCCTTGGAGGGCCTGGTCGACTGCCTTGATCTTGTCGCGGGCCTCTTCGAGGTGGTGATCGTCGGCACCGATGTGGGTGATGGTGTACAGCGAGTCGCCTACGCGGTCCAGGACGCCCGGGTGGGCGACTCGGGCTACGGCGTCGCCGAATCCGTCCAGGTCCTTGCCGAAAGTCTTCGTCAGCTCGCCGGCGGCCTTGCCTGTCTTGGCGAAGTTCAGCAGGCTGTTGGCCATCTTGGTCACGTTCGGCGGAGCGTCGTCGAACTGCGACACCAACTTTTCGACACCCCAGGAGACTGCGGCGAGCCCGGCCACGACGACGCCAAGGCGCGCCATGCTCATCAGGGCATAGCGGGTGCGAGCTGCGGTCACGCCCATCGACACAAGGGCGGCCCTGGTTGCGGCGATCCGTGGCAGCAGGAGCAGCATGCCCGCGCCTGCCAGGGCAGCGGCACCGCCGATTCCAGAAAACAGGGTGACGGCCCGCTGGAGTTCTGGCGGAAGGTCGCTGTACGCGTTCACCAGGCGGGTGACCCACTGCGTCATGTTCCGCAGGGCCCCGTTGGCCGCAGTACCGCCCTCGATGAGCGCCACCTCGATGGCGCCCCGCAGCCGCTCCAGGTCGCCGACGAGGTTATCGGTCTGGATGGCGGCCATCCTGCCCGCTGCGCCCTGGTCGTTGACGCTCTTGACGTACTTGTCGATGCCCTGCGAACCCAGCTCGTACAGGATCGTCGCCGACCGCACGGCGTCCGCACCGAAGATCGTGGCCATGGCCGAGTTGCGGGCCTCGGGCGTCAGCTTGCTGAACGACGTCTTCATGCGGCCCGCGAGCTCGCTGAGTCCGACGAACTTGCCCGAGGCGTCGTAGGCCGAGAAGCCGATCTTGCTCATGGCGGCCTTGGCCTCGTCCGACTGCGGAACGAGACGCTGCAGCATCACCTTGAGCGAGGTACCGGCGTCGCTCCCGATGAGGGCGTGGTCGGCGAACGCGGACAGGGTGCCGACGGTGTCCTCCAGCGAGAGGCCGGTCTGGTGGGCCAGCAGGCCACCCATCCGCAGCGACATGCCGAGCCCGTGGACGTCGGCGGCCGACTTGTTCGCACCGGCCGAGAGGACGTCGGCGATGTGCGTGACGTCCTTGCCCTTCAGGCCGAAGGTGTTCATGGCCTGCGCAGCGATGACCGCAGAGTCCGCGAGGTCCATTTGCCCGGACGCCGCCAGGGCCAGCGAGCCCTTCAGGGCGCCGCCCGTGATGTTCGCGACGGAGACGCCCGCGCGGGCGAGCTCCGCCTCGGCGTCCGCGGCCTCCGTCGCCGTGAACGAGGTGGTCTTGCCCGCTTCCAGGGCTGCGGCCCGGAGCTTGGCCATGTCCTTGGACGACGCCCCGGTCACGGCCCGGACGTTGCTGAGGGCTTTGTCGAACTTGGCGGCCGACGCTGCGGCTACCGCAAAGCCCGTGATCATGGCGGTGCCGACGGCTGCGCCGGCGCCCGCCAGACGCGAGGTCTGATCGGCTGCCGTGCGCATGCCGCGGGTGTAGCTGCTGATGTCGGCGCGCAGCCGGACGGTGACAGTACGGGTCGCCACAGGTCACCTCCGGTCGCGATTGACGTGCACGTGCAGGCCGTCGGTGTCGCCCTTGTTGTCCTGGTGGGCCCGGACCTTCTTTGCGGAGATGGCGCAGGCGTGGCAGCGGACGAGATGCGCCGTGTAGGCGCCCTCGCTGTCCTTGTCGGTGGCCTCACTCCAGGGCTGGCCGCAGTCCGGGCAGGAGTCCGCCTCAATCTCGGCGAGGGCGAGCGCCCAGTGCCGGTCCTCGTCCAGCCACAGAGGCTCGCCCTCGGCAATGACCCGCCCGAGAAACACGCTGCGCGGCACGCCCCAGGAGCGGGCCGCCTCTAGCTCTCGTCGGTGAGGGAGGCCAGGAGTGCGGAGGCGGCCAACGAGAAAGGGATGACGTCCGAGGCGTTGTGGACATCCCACGCCGCATCGAACAGCTTCTTGATCTCGCCCTCGTTGATGACCTCGAACAGCTCGACGACCTGGTCCTCCGTCATCTCCGGCTGCACGCACGAGGCGGCCACCAAAGCCCGGGGGAAGGTGACGTTGTCGAACAGCTCCTGCTCGTTCTGGCCCGGATGGGCGGCGATCAGGTCCGAGTACGCGCGGTCGCCGATGTACCGCAACAGGAACGGCTCCTCAGCCTCGCGGACCTCCGCGAGCGTCGCCTTGAGCTGCTCGGCGATCGCACGCGCCGGGTGCACGGAGGTGAGATCGTCCGGCTCCCACTCCTCGGAGACCCGGGACAGCTCGTCCTGGAGACGCTCCGCCTCCCCCGCCAGGTCGCCGCGGAGACAGACCGGGACGGTCTTCTCCCGCGGCTTGGCCTTGGCGAGGATATCCGCGAAGGTGTTGCCCATCAGGCAACCGTCGCGGCGGTCGCCGGCGGCGCCGTGACCTTCATCGGGCTGACGAACTTCATGACCTCGTTGGCGGCCGGCGAGCTGTTCTGCGGCTCGCCGCAGGTGATCGGGTAGACCTCGCACTTCTGCGACGTCGCCCAGGCGGTGGCGTAGGCGACGCCACGGCGCACGACGAGGTAGCCGCTGACGCCGTACTTCAGCGTGGTGTACGGCAGGTCCTCGCCGCCGGTGGTGCCGCGCTTGAAGGTCATCTCCGTGTCGTAGCCGACGCGACCGACGGTCTTCGTGTCGAACGTGCTCGCCAGCGAGGACGTGTCGACGTCCGCCGTGCTGGGGTCGATCTTCAGGCCGTCCGGGGTGACGCGGGTCGTGAAGTCGCTGCCCGCGTTGAGCTCGGTCGTGGTCGGCGCGTTGATGTTCGAGATGGACGACGCCCAGACCACCTTGGTCATTCCGTCGCTGATCAGGTCAGACATGAACCCTCCTCAGGGCATGAAAAAAGCCCCGGCGACGGGGCGGGCAGGACTGGGTGACGGGTCAGATGACGAGGCTGGCGACGGTGACGCTGGTCGTCGACGAGTAGGTGATCGACGCGCTCACGCCGTCCGCAGCGGAGGCGAAGAGATCCGCGGTGATCGGGCCGATCATCTTGTCGCCGGTCGTTGCCGGGACGGTCACGACGAGGTCGGCGACCGCCTGGCCTCGCTGCTTGAAGGTGGCGGTGACCGTGACGGTCATCGAGCTGCCGTTCGTGTTCTTGACGTGCAGGAAGCTGCGTTCGCCGCATGTCACCGTGGTGGACGCGGCGGCAGCCGAGTAGGTCGGGGTCAGGCCGCTCAAAGCGACGACCTGCTGAGCGAGAAGCGCCATGAGGGTCTCCTGTCAGGCGGGGATGGACATCAGCCGGTACTGCACCGGCACGAACCAGGACGGCGGATTGGTGTCGTCGTCGCGCTGCACCGGAGGCCCGCCCAACTCCTCCGGCCGCCACGTGGCCCGACCCTCCACCGCCAGCGGCGCCGACAGGGCAGCACGCGCTCTGTCGGCCACCCACAGGGCGCGCTCCATCGAGCCGCCCACACAGGTGATCTGGAAGGTCGTCACGAAGTCCGTCCGGGTATCCGCCAGGGACTCACGCACGGCCTCGCCGGGCTCCGGGTAGAGCACGGCGAATTTGTCAGGCGGCGTCCAGCCGGGTGCCGTGGGCGCACCACCGAGATACACCATCAGATCCGCGGCCTCCAGTGCCGCCTGTACCGCGTCCACGTGCGGCAGAACGGCCGGTGTGCTCATCCGCTCACCACCAGGCCAGGCCGCGTTCGGCGATCAGTGCGAGCTGGGCTTCGAAGCGCGGCTCTTCGACGTCCAGGGCCCGGCCGCCGTCCCTGTGGGGCGGGTTCTTGACGCTGCCGTATTCCAGCAGGTTGCCGAGGGCTCCCTGCGGGCCGCCCTTGTCAGGGCCGATCGTCGCGATGAGGATGTCCCGCCCGTAGCCAGCGACGTCGTAGCCGATCGACTTCGGATAGTGGGGGGCATGCTTGGGGGCGGACGAGCGCGCGTTGGCCCGCCAATCCTTCTTGATATTCATCGCGCCCCGCACGACGACCGCCCGGGTGTCCCGGCGGGCCCGGGGGATCGCCCGCGCGAGGTGCGCTTCCAGGCGCCGCACGTCGCTCATGTCGAATCGGGCACCGCCGCTCATGACCGGTCCTCCGTTCTGATCCGCCAGGCTGTGGACTGATCGCTGAACGTGGCGCCGAGCACCCACAGGACCAGGCCGGTCATGCGGGCATCCTGTGAGGCCGTCACCTCGATACGGGTCCCTGGGAGGACGCGCGTTCCGGGCGGAAGCGGTGTACTCCAGGGCAGGGACACCTCGTACTCGCGCAGCAGGACCTCGCGCTCCCCGGCCTCGGTGTCCTCGCCGGTGGCTGCGGCGATGGCCTTCACCCGGGCCTTGCCCGTATACAGCGTGGTCTGCGCGCCCTGAGTCGTTGCACCGGTGGCTCGGTCGAACCCGTCGGCAGCCTGCGTGTACAGGTGCACGGTGTCCCTCATGCGGGCCTCGGCCTCGCGTCGGCCCGCGGCGAGCGTGGAATCCAGGAGGCTCACGATGGGGCCACCGAAAATGCGGTCCGCCGGTAAGGGCGCAGGTCTTCCTTGTGCTGCTGCGTCAGCTTGGCGCTGCCGATGGTCTCCGACGCGAACGTCCGCTGATAGTCGTCGATGCTGACCTGCCGAAGGTTCTCCGGGTTGGACAGGTTCATCGTCGCCAAGTCCAGCACGACGTCCATGAGATCGTCGGGAATCTCGAAGTAGCCGTGGCTGTAGAGGCCGCGTACCTTCGGCGCCCACACGCCTTGCGCCCGGTTCCACGGCCAGCCCATCAGCCGGGTCGGGGCCTGCCATGGGTAGCCGCGGGTCAGCTCGTTCCCCAGCCGCGAGTAGTCACGGTTCTCGATCGCCTCCCACTCGACACCGCTGAAGTCGGCGACCTCCACCACGGTGAGCGGATGGGTGGCGTCGACGACGAGCGGATACTGCGGCAGCCTCAGCACCCGCTCCCCGCCCGGCAATTCGAACGGGTCGTTCTCGACGAACGTGATGTCCTGCCGCGTGTAGCGGCGCACCCGGGCTGAGGCCCGGCGCAGCGCCAGTTCGAGCTCGGCATCCGTGCCGGTGGCGCCGGCGTTGCGCAGGTCGGCCGCCGTGGCGAGCGGGGGGAGAGCCATGGCGGCCTCCCCTCACTCGCTGTCGGAGTCAGCGAGCTTCTCCAGCTGCTTCACCAGAGTCGAGCGCGGCTTCTCCTTCGCCTGCTCTGCCTCCAGGGCAACCGCAGCCCGCTCCGGGTCCTCGCCCACCCAGGCCAGGACGTCGGCGGCGGTGCCGTCGATGTCCAGCTCGGCGGGCGGCTCCTTGGATTCTTCCGGGGCGGGCTCCAGGAGAGCGGCGGCCTCGTCGTCGAGCGGCTCGACGGGCGAATGCGTGGACACGAGGTAGGCAGCCAGATCACCGCTGACCTCCTCACCCTCCGCCAGGGGGTGGATGCCGTAGTTCCAGTACGGGGTGATGTTCTCAAGCACCTTCGCGCGCATGTTTCCTCCTTCAGGCCGCCGGGACGCCGACAGTGCGGCGTCCCGGCCAGGCGCGATCAGGCGTGCTCGAGGACCACGGCGCGCTTGTACAGGGCCGCGTCACCGGTGGTGGAGTCCGACGGGACGCCGTAGTCGCCCACCCACGACCAGGAGGTCGACAGGTTCTGCTGCAGGCGGTCCTGCGGCGGCCGGACGATCCGGGCCACGTCGACTCCGGGCGCCGCGTTGACCATCGAGATGTCGGGGACATCCTCGACGCCGCTGCCGCGCAGCAGGTCACCCATGCCCTCGAAGGGGGCCGCCACCAGCGCGCCCGCACCAAGCACGATCGGGCGGTGCACGGTCACGTTGCCCGCGGAACCACCCAGCACAGTGGGGGCCTCGATGTTGCGGACCCAGTCGATACCGCCGAACCGGCCGATCGACAGGTCCCGGTAGATCGGGCTGTCCACACGCCCCTGGAGGGCCTGCTTGAAGTCCGAGTCGGAGAACAGCTGCGCCTCGGTGTCGGGGTCGATGTGGGCGATGTAGTAGCCGCCCACCGTCGGAACGTTCATCTTCCGCAGGCGAGTGACACAGCTGCGGAACAGCGCGAACGTCGCAACGTTCGAGGTGCCGAGGTCGTAGGCCGTCGAACCGGTCGGCCGCACGGTCACCGGGGCGTTGGCTGCCACCACCGAGTCGCCGGCGACGTCCACCCGGGCCGTGCCGAGCGTCAGCGTGTTCGTGCCCGCGTTCACGCCGGTCACCGTGTTCCCGGTGCCCGCGATAGTGACGGTGAGCGGGTTCGACGCCGACACTGCGGTGGGGACGCCGTTGACGAGCACGTACTGGAAGCCGGCCACCGAGTTCACGATGATCGACGTGTCCGAGGTTCCACCCGTGGTGCACCAGGTGCGGCCACCCATGTAGGCGCCGTACAGCTTGTTCCGGGCCACCTGGTTGATGGACTGCCCCGCGTTGATGCCGAGGGTCTCCACGTCGGCGAGGAACTTAGACGCGAGAGCCATGCTGCTGGTCAGCATGTTCGTGTCGACAGCCTGACCGTACTGGTCCATCGTCACAGACCACTGCTCGATCGAGTACGTCGCCGCCGACGTGTCCGAGCCGGTGATCGGTGTGGTCGCCGGAGCGAGCAGGCCCTTACGGGTGAACGTCTTGGTGTCACCGAGCCCGCCCTGCCACGGCATCGCATCAGCGATGGCCGGGAAGATGAAGTTCGGACGCAGCGCCTCCTGGAAGACCCTGTCCAGGATGCCGTTCTGCATCATGGCGCGGATCGCGGCCGGGACGGTCGACCGCACATCGTGGCGGTCGAGCCGGAACCACGGCTTGGCAGCCGTCAGTGTGGTCATGTCTACTCCTGTGTGATCTCGACGGACACGAGGTCCGGGTACTGCAGGGCGTACTGCTCCAGGCCCAGCAGGGCGGTTTGAGTGATAGCCGTGATCGCCGCACATACGCGGCCGTCCACGGCGTGCCCCTCGTGTCCGTCCACCTCGATCGAGGTGTGCCCGTCGCCCAAGCGGGCACGGATGCGGATCACGAGCGGATGCGGAACCCGGGAGCGACCTTCGCCAGTTCGGCGTCCAGCGCTGCACGATCGGCAGTGCGGAAGTCGGCCGGCGGCTCAGCGGGTCGTGCACCCTGTCCCGGGTCGGGCTTGGGTGCGGGCTTCTTCGGCTCAGCGGAGGCGGCCCTGCGCAGGTGCGGCTTGCGCTCCAGGAGAGCGTCGAGGTCGGCCGAGATTGCCTCGGTGTCGATCTCCCCGTCGTCGCTGGTGTAGGAGGACAGGTCGAGGAACGCGGCAGCGTCCTCGGGGTCGGCGAACTCGGCGGCAGCAGCCTTTACTTCGGCCTTCACCGCGCGGGCCGTGGCCTTCGCGGCGGCAGCTTCGAGCCGCTCGGCCTTCGTGGTGGCCTTCTCCAGCTCCGACTTCTGGGCGTCCTCGAACTCGGCGACCTTCCGAGCGAGTTCGTCGGCCCGCTTCTTCTCGGCGGCAGCCAGGCGCTTGGCCTCGGCTCGATCCGCCTTCATCTTGTCCAGGGCCTTCTTGCCGGCGTCGCCGAGCTTGTCGGCGCCCTCCGGGTCCGGCTCCGGATCAGAATCTGCCGGATCGTCCACCGGGTCCGGAGCAGGCTCCGGGTCGGCCGGTTCGGGGTCGTCATGCCGGGTCAGCTGGAACCAGTCCGCGCTCTGGGCAGCGGGCAGCCAGCGGGTACGCGTCGTGCTCATGGTGATGTGCTCCCGTTGCGGGATCAGAGACCGGGCCTTGCGCCAGGTCAGGTGAAGACGGCCACCTTCAGCTCAGGTAGCCGAAACGCCGGAGCATCGCGATCGCTTCATCGCGGGACTCGGCGAGCTTGAAAATCTGCTCGGGCAGCAGACGTGGCGACGTCAGCCGGTACTGGCGGCCGATGTCCGCAGGCACCCGGCCTCGGGCAATGTCCCGGGCCCGCTCCTGCCGGTAGAAGAAGCCCCGGGTCGTCGTACCCTCGCGGGTCGCACGCAACGTGCGGCCGTAGGTCGTCGTGGTGTACATGCCGCGACGGGCGTTAACGATCTGCGACATGTCGCCGCCCTCACGGATCGCCCGCGCTCCGGCAGCGGTGAACACGCGATCCTGCTCCGCGCGCGACAAGCCATTGAAATAGGCGTTCGGATCGAGGAAGCCGCGACCACCCGCTCCGGGGCGCGTCGTCGGCGAAAAGTCGTCAGATGGCAGCGAGCCGCGGTGCTGATTGCGGGCAATCAGGGTCGTCGGCAGGTGTACGCAGTCGCAGCGCGGATGCCGCTGGAAGCCCCTGTTCCAGCCGTACTCCGTGCCTGCGAGGATCACGCAGCGGGAGCAGGCCGGAGGCTGCACCACCCGCACGTAGCCCTGGATCGTCCGCTTCCCGGCCATGCTGGAGCCGACCGCGCTCCGGCCCGCCTGCGTCACCTCCGACGTCGACAGCCGCAACGCCTGGCTCAGGCCCCGCATCAGCGCATCGTCTGTCGAGAGGCCACCGGCGATGCCCTGCTTGGTCGTGATAACCGACAACAGCATCAGCGAGTCCAGCGACCGTCCGTCAGCCGCCAGCCCAGCAAACGCCTCGGGGCGAACCCGGCCCGCCCGAGCCGGATCCGCACCCTCGGCATCCACCACCTCATCCACATACCCGTCCGCAGCGGCCGCCGATGACAGCTGGCCAGCCGTGATAGCGCGGACAATCCGCGGCCCCACCGAGGCATCCCACGATCCCGACAGATCTGCACGGTCCAATTGGGACCACAGGCGCTGAACCTCGTTCACGGTGAGACGAGTTCGGCGAGCCTGCGCTGCCTGAAAGGCCAGGGCGATCTCGCGCACTGATCGCGTGATCCGCATGTCAGGTCACCTGGACAGGCTGCGGTTCAGGAGGAACCGGCTCCTCGGGCGGCTTCGGGCCGGCTTCCAGAGCTGCGAGGTCGCCGCTCATGATGCGCTGCATGGCATCCTGCGCCGCCTGCTCGTCCTGCTCCTCCATCCGCTCAATCTGCGCCTGCGTATACCCCATGTCCTCGCGGGTCTGCCGCAAGGGCACGATGTGCGCCGTGAACAACTTCACTGCGGCATCCGCCTTCTGCGCAACAGTCGGCGTCGAGGCGTCCCGCCAGATCGTCTCCAGCGAGCGCGCATCGTCGTTCCAGGCGCCGTCCCGAATACGCATCACCTTGCGGTTAACGCGCTCCCAGGTTCCGCCCGCCCTGCGCTGCTTGCGCTCGGCACGCTTCACCAGGCGGGTCTCCGCGCTGCGGATGCCGTCCGCGGAAGCCGGGTTGTCGGTGGCGTGCCCCAGGAAGTGCGGCGGGAGCCCGGACAGGGAGGCGACGAGCGAAGCCAGCAGCTTGATCGTCTCATGGAAGTTCGAGAGCGACGCCTCGGAGAACTGAACGACGTCCGCACCGTCCTCCTTGCGGTTCTTCTCCGTCGCCCACATCCGGCCGATAATCCGGCTGAACGCCGAGACCTTACGGCCGTTCGCGTCGACGAAATCCTCCTCGCCGAACCCGAACGCCACCCGGCGAGGAGTGGCGTGATACTCGGCGGACACCATCATGTCGGTGGCGATCTTGCAGGCGGCATCCGAGATGGGGATGACGTCGGCCAGGTCACTGACACCGTTCGGTGTCTTCAGTCGGGGCCGATTCGCGAGCACTTCGACCATGACCTCGCCGATGTTGTGCTCATCACGGGCGTACTCGGCGTCCTCAACCCACGCGCCGTCTTCCTTCACCCACCACGACGTCGTATTCGGCAGATAGAGGGTGGCGTGGTCGACCTTCTTGCCGCCCTCTTCCTCTTCGCACCACCTCTTCACCGCGGCCCGCACCTCACGGGTCTGCGGATCAAAGTCGGCGTACATGTCGATCGGCGACTCGACGGTGACGAGCGGCGTGCTGTCGTCGTCCTCCCGGGTGCCGACGACGACGTAGGCGCGGCCCATGACGAGCGAGTCGAGATGCCCCTGCTGGGACTGCTCATCCATGTCGTTGGCCTGCCAGATCCGCCACAGCTCGGTGTCCGCACCCGGCTCCCCGGGGAAGCGGAAGCCCTCGACGTCGAGACGCTCCTCGACCGAGTCGACCACCAGGCGCGGCCAGTTGATGACGACCTGCCGCACCGTCTCCTGCAGCTCACGCTCCAGCTCCGGCGCCATGTACGACAGCAGTTGCTTGCCCTCGTAGTAGCTGTTGAGCTTCCTCAGCTCCGGCAGCTCCTGGTCGTGGCAGTGGATCAGATGCTTCAGCCACTGAATGTCGGAGCGGTCCACCACTCACCGCCCCTCATTGCAGGATCAGCATCTTCGACTTCTTCTTCGGACGGGCCTGGCCGGCGGCCACCGCATCGCTCGCGGCCTCATGCGCCAGGATCGAGCAGACCGCAAGGTCGATCTTCTGATGCACGGACGCCTTACGCAGGACGTAACGCTTCGCCGGCCTAGCTGCCTTCCGGGCGTTCCGCACGTGCGTTGAGGCGACCTCGCACCCGTCGTGCCGGAACGCGGTGTCTGCCTTGGTGACGTCCGTCAACAGCTGCTCGCAGGCGGCGTGCATCTGGACCACGCGGTTGGTGTGCCACTCGGTGACGCGCTTCTCGCCGTGGCGGGCCTGCCATTGGGCGACTTCACTGGTCCAGTACGGCGGGTCGGCGTACATGCGGACCACGTCGTAGCGCTGGAACAGCTCATCCACCGCGGCGTCGACTTCAAGGCGCGGCACCTGGCCTTCCCACTCCTCCGGATCCCAGATGCAGCGCCGAAGGTCTGGCCCGTACAGCGGCGTGAACTGGAAGCCGTCCAGCGTCTCCGCCCGGATGCCAGTCCAGTCGTCCACGTCACTGCCGTCGAAGCCCAACACGATGCGGGTTCCGTCAGGCACGTCCTCAGCGACGAATCGGGCGTCCCAACGATCCTGCTGAAGCCAAGCGCCCATGCCGGCCACGATGCGGTTGCCGTAGAAGCGCTCCGCCTCGGCAGGCTCTTTCTCCAGCAGCTCCGCGGCCTCACCCTCGATGGCATCGAGGTCAATGTGCGTGCTGCCCAGGTACACGGCGGCATGGATCCGGCGCCGCTCAGCCTTATTGGTGTACGACAAGCCCTTCGGCGGCAGCCGGTGGAACCGGTAGACGTCCTCCGCCTTGGTCTCCGCCGTCTTCTGCGCCACCGCGTTCTCGGTCGGATCCCAAGCGTTCGTCGTCTCCAGCGAACGGCCCGACATGCCCGCCAGACCGCGGCGCTGGGTGGTCGCCACCTTCGTCATGCCGTTGCCGTCAGTCCAGATCCCGGTCTCATCCTGGATGGCGAAAGTGATCGGATTGCCCAGCCTGGACTGGGCGCTACTGGTCACGACGTCGATTCGGCCAGCGTTCGGCAGCCGGATGAACTGCTCGCCAACCTTCATGCGCTCACCGAGGAAGCCGTCCCGGATCATGGCCTGGAGGGGGCGGTATACGTTGTCGGTCTGGTCCTCGGACGTAGCAGTGATCTGGATGAGTGGCTGATTCCAAGGCCGACCCATCGGCTCGCCCTGCTCGTACTCGTACACCCATCCACAACTGCAACCGTCGCGGCGACAGTCGTACCTTTCACCGCCCTGCGCCCACCCGGCGAACAAGACGGGACCGACCGCCTCGGCCGCCACAATCCCGGCCGTCCAGGGCCCTTTACCGGACTTCTGGGGCGCTATCACCTGCCCGCGCCGGTAGTGAAACGCCGTGGATAGCTGGCCCAACTGGGCTGTCGGCCGAACACGGTAGAAATTCGCCGTCGCCCACAGTTGCCAGTCGTACATCTTGAACGGCTGAGGAGTGTTATCCAGGCCGCCCACAGACCGGATGCGGCAGTGCCGGGCTATCCAGTCCGGGACTATGAACAACATCGGGAAGTCGCGCGGCCAGGTCCCATCGTCAGCCGCTACCACCGGCCACCGCCCTCAGCCGGGCGCGCGCCGAGTCCGCCGCGACCATCGGAGCCGCACCCGGGCCGGTCCGTGTCTCGTCTTCCTCGCCCGCCCGGTCAATACGCCACCTGTTACCGCGCATCCCCGGCGTCGTCAGCCCCAGCGAGTCGGCCATTTGCCGGACCAGCGTCGACAAGACGACAGCCGAGTCCGGCTTCTCCGCCTCCGCAAGACGACGGACGTACAGACCTACCTCCAGCTCCTGGCCGTAGCGCTCCCACATCAACGCCTGCGGCTTCCTCCATAGGCCTTCCCACAGCACAACCTCGCGGACGCTCTGCTCCTCGAACGGCCAGTCAGGCGTTGCGCCTTCACGGCCCTCAGCAGGCAGGATCATCCACTCGCCAGCATCCCGCTCACGCCGCAGCGCGGTCGGATCGGGCGCCGGCCCGGACCTTGTGCGTGCTCCACCCTTCGGCATATCGATCACTCCAACGAGCCGCGTTGCGCGGCGAAAACGCCGTCACCTTGCGTGACAGCGGAGCATGATCACCTAGGCTCTGAACCCGGCAAACCCGGGAGCCACCTCCCCGGCGGTCCCTGGCGGATCTTGATCAGGGGGGTCACCCCCACCCTGATCGTCACGATCCGTGACCGAAGTCGGCCGCCGGCGACCTGGGACGATGGCCCGGCGTGGTCACCGCCAGACGTAGAGCGCATCCCCGTCCTGGTGCCGGTGCTCGTGCTCCGGGGTGCCGGGCGGCAGGTCCGGGTCGGCGGCCGGCTCGGTGCAGGTGACGTGGGCGAGGGCCGGCAGGAAGTGCGGGGCACCACACAGGGGCACCTCTTCGACCTTCGCTGCCTCGTCTGCGGTCGCCTCTGCGCTCTCGTCGTCGGCCTTCGCCTTGGGCTTGGTGGTCATCGGTTCCATCCTCCTGGCTGCTCTCGTGCCGTCGATCTGCTGTGGCACGACGTGCACAGGCCACGGCCATGCTTCGGGTCGTCAGGGTCGAGGCCTTGGGCTGCCAGCTCGCGCCGGCCGAGTGGCCAGTGGTCGGCGTGCACACTGCGCTGTCCGCACGGTGAGCCATGGCCACACGCCTCGTCGGTGCACACGCACAGCGGATCGCGCGCCAGTACGCCAGGCCTGAAGCGCTGCTCGTGCGTGCGTCCGTAGCCTCGCTGCCTCGCGCTGCCGCGTCGCTGCTCTGCCTCACGCTTGTGCTCGTCGCACCGGCCGCCGCCCAGGCTGTAGGCCGGGCACCCGGGTACGGTGCACACCCGGTATCCGCCGCGTCTGGGCATGCGCGCCTCCGCTCCTGTCCCTGCGAGCGGGCGCCAGTACTACGGCCAGACGGTGACCCTCGGTCGACGCGAGCCACGCAGCTCGATGGTCACGCCACCCGTGGTGGTGACGGTCTCGCCGAAGCGCACAGTGCCGTGTTCTCCGAACAGGCAGAAGCCTCGCTCTTCGTCGAAGCCGTGGACGTGAAGTCCCTGATCAATGAGACTCCGCATCGCCTCGGGAATCCCGTGGCGGCAGTCGAACATGAGGAGCTTGGCGTCATGGTCGCGGCGACGTGGCTTCAGGCGCATAGCTCCATGGTCTCGCATGAGCGGGGCGAATGGGGGGGTGAGCATGCGTACTGATGCAGTGCTCGGGGTGTTCGTGGTTGGCCTGGCCGTGCTGATGATCGGCGTGGTCAAGGAGTTCAACGTGGCCCTGCTCGTGGTCGGCGGGCTGATCATGCTGGGCGCGGTGGCTGCAACGGCACGGCAGCGGCGGACTGGCCCGGATCCGAAGGTGACGCTGAGGCCGGGCGGTGAAGGCCGGCCGTGGCGTAAGCGGGGCTAGATGATCCCGAGGTAGCCGGACATGCGCACGATGTTCTCGCTGCCTGGCGGATCGAAGCTGACGTACACCCGGTAGTCGCCTCGCGCGAGCGTGACTGCCCCGCCATCGGGGCCGACGAGAAGCCGGGCCTCGGGTCCGCTGGCCCACGCTCCGGTCTTCCAGTCGGCCACCGTCGGGTTGTCCCGGTTGGAGACGGGCAGGAACGCGAGCTTGGGTGGCGTGCTGGTGATGTCGACCCCGACGGGCGGGGTGACGGGGATGCGGACGTACTCGGTAGTAGTGGCGGGCAACTGCATGTCCACCACCTCTCAATGCGGTACGCCCACGGGCCATGACGCGCCTTGCGGTTCGCCTGCGGTCCACGGGCTGTAGGGCTGGCCGACGGCCACGTCGATATCGTCGTCACCCACGCGGGAGCCCAGGGTTACGGCCGTCGCGATCTCGGCTGCTGGCGTGAGGGTGTGGGTCTTGCGTCGCCCCAGTGCAACGGCCGTCTCGATGCCGGTCGCGAGGGGCAGGAGCTTCGTCTTCCGGGCGCCGAGGGTCTGCGCGGTGTCCGTCTCGCCGGCCGTACCGAGGGCGACGCGGGTTCCGGTGACGTTGACGTTGTCGAATTCGGCGAAGTCGACGGTGCCGCTGTCGCGGTGGGCGATGAGCTGGAACTCGATGTTGGTGTCGGCGACCCAAGCCGGGCTGGTCAGGCTGCGCCTGTTCGTCCAGGTTGCCGCGTCGGGTGACGTGTCCCAGTAGGTGGTGCCGCCGGTTTCACGGACCCGCAGCCACGCATGCGCGGTCGCCGAGTACGGGATGAGGACGGCCCCGGCGTCGAAGAAGCCGGTGCGCGAGAACATGACCAACTCGCCCGTGAGAGCCCTCAGCTCGAAACCGAGGTCCGTGCCGCCGGTACTGCTTTTGATCAGGATCTGCGCCCACGCCTCCGTGGTGGCACCGCCTGCCGCAGGGGCGTAGCCGCGTAGGTAGATCGAGGATCCGGCGAGCGTGTAGTTGAGGGCCGAGCTGTACGCGTTGAAGCCGGTGTCGCAGACAATCCGCGCCCGACCGCCGGTCTCGCTGTATGTCCCGAAACTGTTGGGCCACTTGGCCGGGTCGACGATGCCGTCGTTGAAGTCGTCGACGAGGGTGGAGATGAGCGCCATGGTTCATCCCTCCCGGGCGGCCGGGGTCAGGCGGCGCTGTTGGCGCGGTACAGATCCGCGACCGTAGCGGTGACATCGGAGCCGTCGGGGACGATCACGAAGTCGAATTTCGCGAGCGGGATCGTCGTGGCGTCGCTCGGTGCGGTGTTGTCGGGCACGTAGCAGATGACGAGCGCGCTGATCGGGTTGCCCGTTACACCAGTCCAGACGATGTCGGCGGAGTCGACAGCCACTCGGTCGTTGGTGTCGTCGACCGTCACGGTGACGCCGGTCAGCGTCTTCCTGCCCATGGTCGTCTGCTCGTTGCTCGCGCCAGCGAGGAGCGTTGCGAGGTCGTCATAGTCGCGCATCGTCGCGTCGCCCACGATGCCCGTCGTTTCGATGGGCACTGCGATGAGGGCGTCGTTGGACAAGGGGAGAGCGGCGAGGGTCGCCACGCGGCCGAGCGCAACGTTGAAGACGATGTTGGCCACGGCGGTCTCCTGTCAGGTGAGCGCCGCGTGGCGCAAGGTTCAAGCCCCGCCGTCCGCGACGGGGGCGTTACGGACGGCGGGTCGGGGCGGCATGAGCGGACCGCCCCAGTCTCAGGCGGCCTTGGGTCGGCCGGGCTTGACCTGGGATGCGGCCTTCACGGTGGGCAGGTGGTAGAGCAGTTGGCCGTTACCGATCGGCATGGGCTGGATCTTGCCTCGCGAGACCCAGACGCGAATCGTGCCAGGCTTTACGCCCGCCACGCGGGCTGCTTCCCAGATGGTGCCGAGATCGTCCCGGTCGCAGACCTCGCGGAGGCCGGGGTTGGGGAAGGTCGGCATGCCACCTCCGGGATAAGCGAAGACCCCCGCGGCTTCTGCTTCGCGGGGGTCCGAGTTGCTGTTGGGATGGGTGTTCCACCATCGACTTCGGAGATTACAGATTCAACGATCAGCTAGCAAGTGGCGCTAGTCAGCTAACCGGTCTCACCCCAACAGATCTTTGATTCCGAGCCCCTCGGGCGGTGGTCCTACTCGATCAAGGACAAGGTCTACATGCTCCCGCAGCTCAGGACCGAGCAAGAAGTACTCGCAGTTCGGGCGAACGCGGAGATGGGCGAACTGTCGATGGAGTTCACCCTCCAGCTTGTAGCTTCCAGGCTCAACGGCGAGTACCTCATCAGGCATCAGGTCGCGCATCCGGACCGGCAAACGCGTCGTCGTGCCAATCTTCACGAACCTGTCGCGCCTCACGTAGTACACGACGCCGCCAGGGGCGTCGCCAAAGGTTCCGGACGGCGGGATGTTGGCCACCGCTTCAGCCGCCCGCTCCTGCTGGCTCCGCTCGATTGCCTGTCGATGCATCCGACGTTCCAGCTGTGCCGTGGCAAGTTGCACGGCTGCGGCCATGAGTTCGTCAGTCATCTCGATACCCGCCCGCGTCCAGGTACCGACCACGGAAGTGAAGTGCGGGAACACGGGATCACTGGAAGCAGGAATGTGTCGCGCACCCGGCACGCCAATCCAGCCAGCCTCAGGCTTCACGCTCTCGGGCGTGAAGGGCTTTGGTGCGGAGTACCGCCCTCTGACATTCTTCGCCACGTCGATCTCCTTGGGATCGGCCACGCCCCGGGAGTGTTCGCAGCACTCGCCGGGGTCTCAACTGCCCCAATTCTATTGAAATTTAGGACACCACGGGGCCTGTCACGCCTACGCTGCGGCCCGTTCGGCGATGGGCAGTTCGAGAACGTCGCTTCGCGCGTACTGCGTGCCGCATCCACGGCACCGTGCGCCCGGCGTGGACACAGTGACCCGCAGCGTGGTGCCGCACGGGCAGGCCACGGATACGCGCCGCTCGGCCCGCTCTCCGGTTATCTGGCGTTCGCACTGCCGGACCAGGCTCGCGACCTCCCGGGCGAAGTCACCGAAGGCGGGGTGTTCGGTGGCAGCCCATTCGAGGTTGACGCGCAAGGCCCTGGCCACGTGGTCGAGTTGCTGCTGGAGGTTGCCCTGCCAGCGCGGATGGGGCCAGCCGAGGCGATCGTGCCAGTCGACCCGCCAGTCCTGCAGCACGGTGACGACACCGCCGCGCGCCATGAGCGACAGGGGCTCCAGCCGGAGCGGGAGCGGGGCGGTGCGGGAAGACGACACCGCCAGTCCGTCGCCGCCACGGCCAGGAACGAGCCGGGTAGCAAGTCGGGCGTACAGGCCGTCGGGTCCGGGCAGTTGGCGGAGCGCTTGGTCGACACGTTCCTGACAGAGACGGCAGGCGCGGCGGCCGAGTTCGTCTTGCCGGAGTTCCCGTCCGCAGGGGTCGCAGACCGGCCAGATGTAGCCGTCGTCAGCAGGGGCGTGGTCGTGCATGGTGCGGCTCCTCGGCGGTGGTACGGGAGGCGTGGCCATTCCTGAGCCAATTGTTGCACCGAGGGTTGACACGGTGGGCCGATGGCGCAGCCGGGTGCCCTTCCCGCATTCCGCCCCGTCTCCCCCACCACCCCGGGCACACTGCCTGTATGGCTTTGCGTTTCACGGTGCAGGGTGACGACGAGCAGGAGACGGCGGAGGGCTACCAGCTGCTGCTGTCGCTGGGCCTCGTCTCCCGTATGCCGCCGAAGTGCCTCACCGACGGCCGGTGGATGGCGCGTGCCGTCCCCGCCCGCACGACGAAGGCCCCGACCGCCGAGGATGGCGGCCGGGGCCTGGGCGTTTCCGGCTAGCGCGGTTCCCTTGCGGGCGGCGCCGGCGGGATCGGTTCGGCGTTGCTGCTGTCGACGTGATGCCCGTCCTCGCGCACCTTCTCGGCGACAGCCTCGAGCGCGGCTTCCTCGTCGGGTGCGTCCAGGAATCGTTCGATGGTGCCGGGCCAGTCGAACTGTCCGTGCCGCACCTGGGCCGTGACCCTCCAGAACGGCATGACGGGCCCTCCTACTGCTGGTTGTCGGTCTTGGCCAGGATGCCGATGGTCTTGCTGCGGATCTCGCGCCGGTCCTCGTGGACGGGGCCGTGGTTGTGGATGGTGGTGATCGTCGCACGGGCCTTGCCGAGGGCGGCACCGAGGGCGGTGAGCACCATGGCCGCGCCAGCGAACGGGGCAATGACGATGACCGCGAACCGCTCGAGGCCGGGCACGCTGACGAGCGACAGGCCCTTGAACGCCAGCCAGGCCGCGCAGCCGAGACCAGTCGATCCAGCGCCGACACCGATGGAGGCGACGGCGATACCGACCGCCCACTGGGGTGCGATCCGCGTATCGGGCTGGGGTACGGGCGGGGTGGTGCCGATAACGACTTGGGGGCTGGTGCCCTGGCGCCTGGCCTTGTCGATGGCGTTGTCGACGGCGGCCTCAATGACAGCGTCGGTGAGCAAGTTGTGGGCCTGCCCGGCCGCGGGGGCGGTGGGCGTCGGCTCGGGCAGGACAGTCACGGCTGTGGGTCTCCTTCGGGTCAGAGGTACTTGCGGGCGGCTCGGTCGGCGCGGCGCTGCTTGTCCTTGGCGTCGTTGTGGGCTCGGCGGGCGGCGGCCTTCTCGGAGCCGCTGGCTGCACGCAGGGCGGCTTTGGCGCGGGCGACTTCGTCCTCGGCGGCTTCGAGCTGGCCGAAGGCGGCACCCGCCTCGCGCTGGTAGCGGGTGGCGGCCCGGTCTTCGATGCGGTCGAGGGCGTTGTCGATGCGGGCGTCCACCGCGTGCTCGCTGCCGCGCTGGACGGCCTGCCGGCCGCCCTTGATGGCGAGCCGGGCGATCTGGAAGCGCTCGCTGGCGGTGTAGATGCGGCCGTCGTTGGCCATGGTCGGGTCTCCTTCGGTCAGGGGGTTGTTGATCTGGTGGGTGTGACTGTGTGGTCGGCGGGAAACTGCGCAATCCGGGGGTTCTGGCGCCCCAGGTGAGGCGCCCTGCTGCCTCACCTGGACCTCGTTTATGCAGGTCAAGCCAGGTGAGGCTGGTGGGTGAGGCGGCAGGTGGAAAGTCACCTGGACTTCGCCGCCTCACCCGGTCTCTGGGGTGTCGTTTTCGCGGTTGGCGATAGCCCTGTGGACCCGCTCTCGGTTCACGTGGGGGTAGCCCTGGTACGTGTTCGTGTCCTCGCCGGCGTCGGTCAGCAACCGCTTGAGGCGACCGCCGTCCCAGTCCTTGTAGTAGGACTCAGAGAGG